TGGGATTATTTCCAGAACCATCTGAGCACGACCGTTCCGGGCTATTGGATGATCCTGGGCGGGCAGATCCAGATCACGCCTGCGCCCGGATCGGGCGTGGTGCATTCGTACTACTACATCAGCGAGAACGTCGTTTCGGGTGACAAGCCCGCCTTCACGGCCGACGCCGACACGCTGGTCATTCCCGAGCGGCTGCTCACGCTGTCGCTAATCTGGCGATGGCGCGCGTCCAAGCGGCTGGAATACGCCGAGGATATGCAGAACTTCGAGATCGCCTTCAGCGAGGAGACCGCTAAGGACAAGGGCAGCCGCGTGCTTGTCGCCGGCCGCCAGCGCGTGCCGTACAATGTCCGCACGGCCTATCCGGGTGTGCTCGGCCCATGAGGCGGCCCGCAGCGCCGGTCAAGCCCCGGCTGGCAAAGATGGCAAGTTTCCCGGCCCCGGTTGGCGGCTGGATCAAGAACGTGAATTTGGCGACGCCTGATGCGCGCCGGCCGGACGGCTCGAGGGTCAACGGCGCCTTCCTGTTGGAGAACTGGTTTCCTACGGCAACGGGCGTTCGGATGCGGAGCGGATCAAGCCTGTTCTCGACGGTCGGGGACGGCACGCTCGACGTTGTTTCGCTATTCGCCTATGCGAATGGCAACAATCAAAAGCTGTTCGGGGCGACCTCGGCTGCGATCTTCGATGTCACAAGCGGCGGAGATGTCACGTCAGAAGCGGTAAGCGGCCTGACCAGCGGCGACTGGTCCGTGGTGCAGTTTGCGACAACGGGCGGGACGTTCTTGCGGGCCGTCAACGGCGCGGACACGTCGCAGGTATTCGACGGAACGTCATGGGCGACGACGCCCGCGCTGACGGGCGTTTCCTCGTCTGCGCTGTCGCATGTGTGGGCGCATCAAAAGCGATTGTTCTTCATCCAGAGCGGAACGCTGGATGCGTGGTATCTTGCTGCGGACGCCATCGGCGGGGCGCTGACGAAGCTGCCTCTTGGCGGCGTCTTCAAGCGCGGCGGGTCGCTCCTGTTCGGCGCATCATGGTCGCTGGAAACCGGCAGCGGGCTCTCGGCGCAATGCGTGTTCGTGACGACAGAGGGAGAGGCCGCGGTCTACCAGGGCACGGACCCTGACACGTCCTCAACGTGGTCTTTGGTTGGCGTCTACCGCATCGGAAAGCCGCTCGGGCCGAAAGCAAAGATCGATGCCGGCGGCGATCTGGTCATTGCGACGGATGTTGGCTTTGTGCCGCTGTCGCAGGCCGTGCAGCGTGACTATGCCGCGCTGTCGCCGGCCGCCATCTCCTACGCGATCGAAACGGCGTGGAATGACGCGGTGGCCGACAGGTCGTCCGCGAACTGGCATTGTGAGGTGTGGCCGACCAAGCAGATGGTGCTGGTCTGTCTGCCGACGCCTTCGGGGCAGACACCAACCATGTTCGTGGCGAACGCTCGGACGGGCGCATGGGCGCCGTACACGGGCTGGGAAGGGACGTGCTTGCAATTGTTCGGGACACGAATGTTCTTCGGCTCGACCGATGGCAAGATCATAGAGGCCGAAGTCGGGGGCGACGATCAGGGAGTCTCATACACGGCATCATGCATCCCGCTGTTCGATCCGCTCAAGGCGCCGGCTTCGCTGAAGACCTCGCTATTGATGCGGGCCACGGTGCGGGCGCCGGTTGAGGTCGTGCCACAACTTTCATTGCAGGCTGATTTCGTGTCCAATATGCCGACCGTGCCCGACGCAGCCTTGATCGCCGCAGGTGATGTCTGGGGCGTCGGCATCTGGGGCGTTGCGAAATGGGGTGTCGAGGCCGTGCTCAAGGTGTTTCAGCGCTGGCAATCGGTCGCTGGCAGCGGCTATGCGATCGCGCCTGGCGTTCAGGTCACGAGCGGCAACATCTCTGCGCCCAATCTCGAGCTTGTGCAGGTCGATGTGACCTATGACCTCGCAGACGTTGTGACGTGATCGTAACGGATGAGCGCGTTGCGCGCTTTGTCGGCGAGCGGTGCGGTGCTGTAGTTGCAGCTCCATACACCTGCATGGGCATCGAGCGCGACGGTAAAATTATAGCCGGAGTGCTGTTCAATTACTACACGGTGCATGACATCGCTGTGACTGTTGCAGGCGAAAGGTTCAGCCGCAGCTTTATACAGGCGGTCGGGAAATATGTTTTTGAACAGGTCGGCTGCTTGCGCATGTCGATCATGACAGAACAACCAAAGGTCATAAAGATTGCGAAGAGGCTCGGCGCTCAAACCGAGGGCATCAAGCGCAATTACTTTGGCAAGGGCCGCGACGGAATAATGCTCGGCATCTTGCGCGAAGACTGGAGCTATTGATGCAAGACGCACCCACTCCACCCCCCGCACCCGATCCGGTTGCCACTGCCAAGGCGCAGGGCGACATGAACCAGAACACTGCTACGACGCAGCAGCTTCTGAACATGACCAACCAGGTGACGCCTGACGGCTCCCTGACCTATACGCAGACCGGCAACAACAGCTTCACCGGAGCTGATGGCAAGACCTATACCGTCCCGCAGTTCACCGCGACGCAGACTCTTTCGCCGACACAACAGCTTCTCAAGACGCTCGGCGACCGGACCAAGCAGAATATCGGTCAGATTGGCGTTGATCAGTCCGCGAAGATCGGCGGTCTGCTCGGGACGAACCTGAAACTCGGCAACGAGGCGACCGAGGCGCGGCTGATGGATCTCGGCTCGAGGCGTCTTGATCCGGTGTTTGCCCGGAATGAGGAAGCGTTGCGGACGCGGCTGACCAATGCCGGCATTCAGCCGGGATCGGCTGCCTGGAATGCGGAGATGACGCAATTCCAGCAGGGCAAGAACGATGCCTATGACCAGCTCTTGCTGACCGGTCGCGGTCAGGCAAACCAGGAGCTGTTGACCGAGCGAAACCAGCCGATAAACGAAATCTCGGCTCTGATGTCCGGTTCGCAGGTCTCGCAGCCAAATTTCACGAGCACCCCGCAGGCGCAGGTGGCGGGCGTGGATTACGCCGGCATGGTCCGGGACAACTACAACGCGGCGAACCAGCAGTATCAGGCCAAGCTGCAGCAGCAGAATGCCCTGATGGGTGGGCTGTTCGGGCTGGCCGGCACGGCAACCGGAATGGGGATCTACAAATATTCCGACCGTCGCTTGAAGACTGATGTTGAGCGTATCGGCACCACTGCGCACGGCCTGCCGCTGTACGAATACACCATCTTCGGCCGGCGAGAGCGCGGCGTGATGGCAGATGAAGTCGAGCGCGTTATGCCGGATGCGGTGATAGAGCGCGACGGTCTGAAGATGGTCAATTACGCCATGCTAGGGGTTGCCTGATGGCTGTTGCTGCTCCGTTTATCTGGGGTACCGGCGGCTCGCAAATGACGCCGGAAGAGATCGCCGCGCAGCGGAAGGTTGCGCAGGCCATGATTGCGCAGGGCTCGGACTATTCTCCTGTGCAAAGCTGGTCGCAGGGCGCGGCGCGCGTGGCGCAGGCCATATTCGGCGGGATGCAGGCTCGAGACGCCAACGAGGCCGCCAAGGCCAATGCGGCCAGCGAGGCGGCGTTGCTGACCGGGTTGTTTTCGGGCGGGGCGCCAACCAATATTGTCCCGCCGGCCGCCGCGGCCGCGCCGAGTGTGGCGGCTTCTGCAATCACGTCGGCTCCGCTTCCGCCAGTCGCGTCAACGGCACCTGATAGCGGCTTGACCGATGCTATTGCCAAGGCCGCTTCCGCCAGAGGTGTTGATCCCGCATATCTGACGCGGTTGGCTAAGGTTGAAACCGGTGGCAATGTCAACGCGACGACGCCGCTGTCTAGCGCTGGCGGCCCATTCCAATTTATTGACGCGACCGCCAAGCAATACGGCCTAAACAACCGTTTCGACGTAAACGAGAGTGCCGACGCCGCGGCTCGCCTGACGCTCGACAACAAGGCGGCTCTGACGCAGGCGCTGGGTCGCGAGCCGACTGCTGGCGAACTATATCTTGCGCATCAGCAAGGATCGGGCGGTGCGGCTAAGATATTGACCGCTGACCCCCACACCCCGATCGAGAACGTTATCGGCTTCAAGGCTGCCGCGAACAACGGCGCCGTGCCCGGCATGACGGCGGGCCAGTTCGCCAACAAATGGACAAGCCGGTTCGCAGATATTGGCGCTCAGCCTACCGCAACGGCTCAGGCAGACCCCGCCGCGCTTCCGGTCAACGCACAATCCACGCAAGGCTATGCCATCCCCGGCCAGCCGGCGCCGGCCGTGCAGACCGTTGCGCAGGCCATGCCTCAATCTGGGGTCAATCCGCGCGTCCTTGCGGCCATGGCAAGCCCCTACGTCAGCGACGGCACCAAGCGCGTGCTCGGCATCATGTTGCAGAGCCAGCTTGCTAGCGAGGGCGTGACGCCGATCGACGCCGGCAACAAGATCATCCTGACCGACAAGCGCGGCAATGTGATACGCGAAATGGCGAAGGGCGAGCCGAACAAGGGGCCTGAATACGGCGTCATCGCGAAGGACGCCTACGGCAACGAGCAATACGGCTGGCGCGACCCGCGAACTAAAACCGTGACGCCGTTCACGCCGCCAAACGCCGCCGCAGGGCAACCTGTCACGGTGCCTGGTCCAGACGGTAAGCCGATCGTAGTGCCTGCCAACGCTGATCCGAAAGTCTATCGCGAGGCGGCATCAAAGGCCGGAGTGGCGAACGCTCTGCCGGCCTCCTTCGATGACACCACGAAACTTCGTCACGAGGTTTCGCAGCTCCCGGCCTATAAGAACCTCGCGCAAGCCGCGCCCATCTACAAATCCATGCTTGAGACTGCCGGTACCAATTCCAAGGCGTCGGATCTCAATCTTGTCTACGGCCTCGGCAAAATCTTCGACCCGAACTCGGTGGTCCGAGAGGGCGAAATGGTCATGGTCAAGAACACGGCGTCTTTGCCGGATTGGCTCATCGGCACTGCCAATGCATTGAACGGCGGTCAAGCGCTGACGCCGGAGACGCGACAGGCAATCTTGAAGGAAGCATATAATCGCATCCAGTCGTACAAGTCGCTCTATGACCAGGATACGACGATGTATCGGGCGATTGCCGAGCGCAACCGCATGAACCCGGCCGATGTCGTGCAGGATTTCGGCGAGTTCAAGCCGTATGTGCCGGCATCCACTAAGCCGGTGGTCATCGACGGCTACACGATCAAGGCCAAGTGATGCCGGTTTTCGAGATCACAGCGCCGGACGGCAAGGCTTACGAGATCGAAGGGCCGGACGCGCAAGGCGCGCTGGCGGCGCTTCAGAAGCATCTCGGGGCAGCACCCGCAACGGCTCCCGCGGCTGCACCCGTCTCGGCTCCTGCCGATCCGTTCGCAGCCCCGACCGGCGCCGAGGCCCCGCCTGCGCTTGCCGCAATGAGCTACGGCGATCTGGCGCGCATGGCTGGCCGTACGGCGGATAATATCGTCCGCGCCGCGGCTAACGGCCTGACTTTCGGCATG